CGACGGACACCGGGGTGTCGCTGGGGAAATTTTCCATCAGCGCCCCGGCGGCCCCTTCGGCGCCCAAGCTCGGCGGCATCCCGGTCTCGCCTCTCGCCCGCGGCTATCTGATGCACCAGGGGCTCACATACAGGGGGATACCGTGATGAAGCCTATCCCGAGGAAACTGCTGATCCATACAGTTACACACGGGTACAGCCTATCCAAAACGGCATGGGGCGTTGAAAGCGGCTCATCCCGCACGATATCCAGAGTCCGTATCGAGCCTTCCGACAAAATCATCAAAAGCAAAGACAATACCGAGCAGCAGCTGAACGCGGTGCTGTTTTATGACTGCCTGAACTCGTCGCCGAATGGCGTAACGTTCGCAAGGGACGACACCATCACCTTCGGCGGCGAGGTCTACCGGGTGGAGCAGGTAACACCGCTGTATGACGAAAGCACGCTGCATCACTATGAGCTGGGGCTGGTCTGATGGGTTTCAACGTTAAGTTTAATTTCGACAAGGCCCGGGTCGCGGCAAGCATCCAGGCAAACTGCGACAAGGGCATTGCCATTATCAGCAATGAGGCCCTAAAGGACGCCAATTACTATGCCCGCGAGGACAGCGGCGAACTGATCCGCAGCTCCATCCGGGCCAGTCAACCCGAAAAAGGCCGGCTGGTATGGGATACCCCATACGCCAAGCGGATGTACTATGTCGGACACCCGGTGAAGGATGTCAACCCTAACGCCTCGCTTATGTGGGCGCATAAGGGTGCGTCTGCGAACAAAGAAAAGTATCTGCGGATGCTTAAAAAACTGCGGGAGGAGCGAAGCCGTGGGACTGTATGACGGAATACTGGAATATCTGCGCGGTGAAATCGACGACCTCTCGCTGTACGCCTCGGCGAACATCGGCGCGTTGCCGGACGCAAACGGCATTTCCTGCTATATCGGCGCGGGCGGGTCTGACCGCATATTCCTTGACAAACACACAGAGGGGTATGCCTATGTCACCGTTAACGCCAAACACACCTCGCAGCTGACCGCCCTGCAGGCGCTCGACACCATCCACCAGTCGCTGACTATGCAGCAGGCGTATGAAATCACGGACGGATACCAGATTATCAACATCGAGACAAATTCCGCGCCATCCTATATCGGAGCGGAGGAGCACGGCGGGTACCTGTACGGGTCCGTGCTGAAAATCACTTTTTATAACAAGGGGGTTTCCTAATGAGCAATATCGGCATCAACTACAAAAACACGTTGAGCGTCGACACCTCCGGCTCCGCGAAGTCCGGCACCTGGGCTGTCGTGGGGGAGGGTTTCGACAACATCACCGAAGCGCTGAACGAGGTCGTCGAAAGCGCAAGCTGGCTCAGTGACGCAGGATGGGGCCGCTCGTACGTTGTCGGCGGTCAAATCACGTTCTCACTGTCCGGCAAGCGGGTATTTGGCAACACGGCGCAGGATTACATCTTCGGCGACGCGGTCAAGTACGGTTTCGGCACTTACCGCGACACGCAGCTGAAATTTGAGCGCGTCAATGCCGCGACAGGCGCGACGGTTGCGACAACTACCATTGACGCGACCATCACAAAAGTCGGCGATGACCTTGGATCCGCGCAGGCAGGGTCTGCCATCAGCGTAGAGTTCGCCTGCAATGGCGCGCCGAGTTTCACCGTACCGTACAGCGCGGCAGAGACGCTGACCGTCGTGTCGCTCGCCGGCACAGGCGCAGGCAAAACCAGCATCTATGTCAACCCTGTAAAGGGCGGCAGCAACAGCTACAAGTTCAAGGTCACAAGCACCCTGCCGGCCATCGGCGCGACGCTGACGACCGGCTGGACGGCTATGACCGCCGGCGCGGACGCCATTTCGGCAAATGTCACGACCGGCGACGTCATCGTCGTGGCAGAGGTTGTCACGTCGACCAACGTGCTGGTAAAGGCCGGCACCTGCACAGTCACCACGGGCTAATTCAAAACAGAGGGGCGGGGCTTAAATCCCGCCCCTTTTAACAAAGAAAGGTAGCAGCAGTATGGCTTTCAAAATCTATCAACCAGGCAAAATCGTCGAGGACCTCGAACTGTGCAACCCGGCGGGGGAAGTCAAGGCCGTAATGCACGTCAACATCGTCGCGGAGAGTATCCACAAAGCGTTCCGCGATGCCTGGAAGAATTTTAACAACGCGCGGCTCACCGCCGAGGCAACATCTGATGATGATATTGAAGGCAAAGAGGCAGCCAACGAGCAGTACGGCGCTGCGATTATGGCGCTGTTCACTGTTATTTTCGGCGCTGAAAACACCGAAAAACTGCTGGACTTCTATGCCGGTGAGTACACCACCATGCTCATCTATGTGCTGCCGTTCATCCTCGACATTGTCGTGCCGGCGATGAACCGCGTCACGGAGCAGAAGAACGAGCAGCTGAAGTCTTTTTATAAAGGCAAGCGGCGGGGCAAATGATAAACACCAGCAGCGTATTCCGGTTTCACGGCAAGAAAATCCGGCTGAACCTTGCCTATGACATCGTGTTGTCGGTCTATGACCTGCTTAACGAGCAGGAGCTCGGGGATGCTGAAAAGCTCGACATCGCGCTTTATCTGCTGGTCAAGAACAGCCATACCGTAAAGCGGATGACAACAGAGTGCAAGAACGAGCTGCTGACAAAGATTTTCGAGGACTATCTGCGGGTCAAGGGCAAACCGTCGAACGGTCCAAAGGTCATTGACTTTCGGCAGGACGCGGCCTACATCTGGTCGAGCTTTATGCTGGATTACGGTATAGACCTTACCAAACAGCGGCTTGACTGGCGGCAGTTTATTGCGTTGTTTCAGGGGCTGTCCGAAAAAACAAAAATCAGGGAAATTATGGCTATCCGCGCACGGAAAATCCCGCCGGCAGATAAACACAATGCCGAGGAAATCCGGGAACTGCGGGAGGCCAAAGCATACTATGCGCTCGAGATGAGCGAAACAGAGGCGGCCGAGAACCTCAACGAGGGCATCGGGCGTATCGCAGACATGCTGCAAGGTAATAAAGGCAGGTGAACCACGTGTCCGACGGGCAGGTCGTATTTGAATATATAGGCGAGACTTCCGGCGTAGACAAGGCAAACCGTGACGCCGAAAGCAAAATCAAGCAGAGCAACGCAAATATCAGCGCGAACATGGACAAGCACAACAGTAATATTAAGGGCAAGCTTGCGTCATTTGCTAAAACTGCGGCAGTTATAGGGGCTGCCGCTCTTGCTGCTACTGCCGCCATTACTTTAAAAATTGGCAAAAAGGTTTTGGAGGAATATGCCGATTATGAGCAGCTGGTAGGCGGTGTAGACACCCTATTCAAAGAGTCATCGCAAAAGGTGCAGGAATACGCCAACAATGCCTTTAAAACGGCAGGACTATCCGCTAACGAGTACATGGAAACCGTCACAAGCTTTTCTGCAAGTCTCTTGCAATCGCTTGGCGGTGATACTGCCAAAGCCGCAGATTATGCTGATATGGCTATCACCGATATGTCCGATAATGCCAATAAAATGGGTACGGACATGGGGGCGATTCAATACGCATATCAGGGTTTTGCAAAGCAAAATTATACCATGCTCGATAACCTCAAATTGGGTTACGGCGGCACAAAAGAAGAAATGGCGCGCCTGTTAGCCGATGCCGAAAAATTAAGCGGTAAAAAGTATAACCTAAATAATTTAAAAGACGTTTATAGCGCCATTCACGTTGTGCAGACGCAGCTCGGCATTACCGGCACAACCGCAAAGGAAGCATCGTCAACTATCACAGGCTCAATTTCGAGCATGAAATCAGCGTTTAAGAACCTGCTCGCGGGGCTCGGAGACGCAGACGCGGATATCGAAAAATTAATAGAAAACGTCATCGGTTCTTTCGAAAACGTTGTCAAGAATGTGTCCCCTATTATCAAAAATGTGTTGGTCGAACTTGGCAAAAATATGCCGAGAATTATTGACAGCGTAATGGGCGTTATAAAGACCATTGTCACCACCTTGACCACGCCCGGAAACATCAAAATGATTTCCGAGTCTGCGGTCAGTATTCTCATGTCGCTGGCAACCGGCATCATGGACAGTGTCGGCGTATTATTGCCGGCGCTGCTTGACGTTATCACGAATATTGTACTTGAACTGTCAGACCCGCAAAACCTCGCTACGCTGGTGGACAGCGCGGTAGCGATGCTGGAGAAAATCAGCGACAGCCTGATAGAGAATATTCCTATACTGCTGCCGGCGGTTATTGAGATAATAACCGGTATCATGACCGAACTGTCAAAAGACGACAACCTGACGACACTCATCATCGCGGCTATACAGATTTTGGGGGCTCTCGCGGATGGGCTGGTAGATAGCCTGTTCGTCTTATTGCCTGCAATAGGCGAGATCATGTCAAATGTTGCCGCTAATTTCTCAAGCGATACGAACAAAGCCAAGATGAAAGAAGCGGGTAAAATAATGCTCGCCAACTTCATCCTTGGGCTGATGGGGAAAATAGAGGACGCTCCGGCGTGGGTAAAAGCTGTTCTCGGCGTGACGCCACTCGGCGGGCTTGCGTGGATGGCCACTCTCAATGATATTGCCGGGGTTGACTTGCCGACGTCCATTGCCCCGCGTTCCCAGAGCTCACGCGCTACAGGTTCTACTGACCGCCTCGCTTCCGGCGTCACTAACTTCCGGGGAGGCCTCGCGCGCATCAACGACATCCCCGGCGACAGGTTCAGTGGCGAAATCGTGCGGCTGCCTCGCGGCACCGATGTCATACCGCATGATGTATCGGTCGAAGCGATTGAAAACCTGCTGTCCGGTGGGGCAAGGGCATCGGCGGTACAGACGATTATCGTACAGCCGAACAATATTTACCTTGACGGAAAGAAAATCGCCACCTCGACAAACGGGCACAATTATCGGGGCTTGGCGGTAACGAGGGCGACATGATTACGGTTGACATCAACGGTTCACCGCGAACAGACATTGAGCTGCACGAGGGCGCGGAGTTTAAGCAGGACAGCCTGCACAAGACCGCATCCAGCGTAACGGTGTCAATACCGTCGACGGGGGCGGTATTGCAGGAGTGCGACTACATCCGTATAGCCGGGGGCTCGGCGCAGCAGGTGAGCGTAACGCTCGATGGGGCCTATGCCCGCGCGGGGTACATCGAGGCGATTGTCACGGCAGCGGGTATGCCCGGCGGTACGGCGACGGTATCGCTGGGGGTTTATAACGACACGTGCGCGTATAACGCGGGGAAGATACGAACGCTGCTTGCCGAGAACGCGAATATAAACGCTTTTTTCATCATCGGCGGCACTGGTGCGGAAATCACCCTAACGGCGCGGACAATCGCCGAATATGATGCGACCATGCTCATTGAAATCGAGAACGAGGTTAGCCCCGATTACACCGGCTTTCTTGACGCGGTTTCAACCGTCACAAACCCGGGGTTAACAACCGTTTATGCCGGCACTATCCTCGGTGTCAAACAGATGCACATGGGGTACGCCGAACAGGATTACAAGGTTTTTGAGCTCGACATCGCCAGTAACGCCGATTTCCTCGCCAGTATTTATGTTGACATGATTTTCCCGGACGGGGCAACGGTCAACATGATACTCAACGGCAACGCTGCTACCGACGCCTGGTACGACGAGAGCCTCGGGGAGTTCGACGGGCTGTTTGATGAGCGAATATCCCCGGAGGGGTTCACGCTCGGCACGGTAGATGATTTTTCGCTGTGTACCATTAACCGTCAGGCCAACCTGTGGGGCAAGACCGTTTCAGATACCCTCGACGAACTGTGCGCAGCTGCAGGGGCTTACTGGGAAGTCACAAACGACAAAGTGTTCAACATGCGCTACACCAGCAACCGCGACACGGCACCTCTCATGCTCGACACGGACGCTACTGTTTACGATTTAGAGGTGTCACGCGACGCCTATACGCTTTTCTCGGCGGTCAGGGTTATAGGCAGCACAACCGGGCAGGGGGCGTTGATAGAGGAAGAACTTGATATCACCGAAGAAGTGACATCTATCCAACTCTCACGGCCCATAGCGAAAGTAAACAACGCTATGTACTACGGGGTGTATTCTGCAAACAACGATTTTATGCGCCCCGGGGCTTTATACGAAGAGGCTTTTTATGAGTTTGCTTCGCTCGGCGGATTTGTGTCGCGCATCGGCATTTCCGGTTTACATGATGATAACTCGGCGTATCAATTCCTGTATTCTTTTAACTCTAATACGGTTTATGCGAAAGCAGGGTATTCGTTTGCGGGAACCAATGTCGATGAAAACGGTAATGGATGGGTTAGTAAGATAGCCTATTACCCTGTCGTACCTATCATCACCCGCCTTGTGGACACCGCGCTCGCGGCGGAAATCGCTGCAACGCGGGGCGGTACGGGTATTGTCGAATACACACTGAACGATAATAGCATCGCGTCGTTTAACAAAGCGGCTTCCGTGGGGGCGGCGTTCCTTGCCAATAACACCAAACGGGCAAAGACGGTCAATTTTACAACGGAAACCGCGGGCTTTGGAGTGGGGCAACTGCTTTCTGGAGATGTACCTTATTATGGCATATCCGGCATTTACAAGGTCAACACTGTAACGGCCCGCGTTATTTCCGGGGCCGAGGGCGGCACATGGCGGTATGACATCGAGGCATCGACTGTCGATTATCGCGACGCGCTGTACCCGCTGATTAAAGGCACGACCTTCGAGCTCGGCACCGAAACGCAGTACCTGCCTATGTCGTTGTCGCTGCTTGGCGACACGGACATACAGACCACCCTGCTCATTTACACGGAGGACCCGCTGACATGGACTGCCCTCGAGGCAACCTATGACGACTGGGCGGACTATGAGGCAACCTACGACGACTGGGCGGACGTAGACAACGCCACACTGGAGGTAGAGACTGACATGACAAACGCCTATACGGCCACCGGAAAGGCCCTGCTCGCACGCGCGCTGGCGGGCGGCTCCGCAAACATCAACGCCTCGGTGCAGCTGAAACTGTACACCGCGTCAAATGTGCTGCTCGCGACCGTGTCGCCTCTTGGCTCCGCACTATCAACGGCTGACTCCGCGATAAACAGCTTCTACCTGTACGAGGACGAAGGGAACGGCGCGATTGACCATATCAACGTTATCGGCGCGGACGGGAGCATCATCCAGCAGATCACCGACATCGGGTTCACCAAAACCGACAGCATGGTGCTCAACATTACAAAGAAAGACGAGGTACAGTAAATGGCAAGAAGGAGTGTGATGAATATGGCGAAGGATGGCACTTGTAGAGGAGGTGCTCGAGTCGGTGCTGGCGCTAAAAAGAAGCCTCTCACCGATAAAATATCAGCCGGTAATCCAGGCGGTAGGAAATTGACGGTAATGGAGTTTACTGACGCACCTGCGCTCGAAGGATGTGAAATGCCGGAGCCGAACAAGATACTTTCGGCGGAGCAAAAGGATGGTACGACGCTGACCGCCGCTGAAATATATAAAAACACATGGGCGTGGCTTAATGCACGAGGCTGCGCTGCGCTCGTTTCTCCCCAGCTTCTGGAACGTTACGCCATGAGCGTGGCGCGTTGGATTCAATGCGAGGAAGTCATTTCAAAGTACGGCTTTCTCGCGAAACACCCGACTACCGGCAACGCTATTCAAAGCCCGTATGTGGCAATGAGCCAGAACTTCATGTCGCAAACAAACCGCCTGTGGTTTGAGATTTTCCAGATCGTCAAGGAGAACTGCACCGGCGAATATGCCGGAACGAATCCGCAGGACGATGTGATGGAACGGCTGCTCACAGCAAGGAGAGGCAAGTAAATGGATATACGCACAATCAAGCTGTCGGAGCTGAATCCGGCAAAATACAATCCTCGCAAAGAGCTACGTCCCGGCGATGCGGAGTTCAAGAAGCTCAAGCGCTCTATTGCGGAGTTCGGTTATGTGGAACCGATCATCTGGAATAAGACCACCGGTAACGTGGTCGGCGGCCATCAGCGTTTGAAAGTGCTGCTCGACCTCGGGCAGACAGATATCGACTGCGTGGTTGTAGAGCTTGATGAAAAACGCGAAAAAGCTCTTAACCTTGCACTCAATAAAATACAGGGAGATTGGGACGAAGCAAAGCTGGCATCGCTCATGGCAGAGTTTGACGCATCCACATTTGATGTATCCCTCACAGGCTTCGATGCTGACGAAGTAGACGCGCTCCTAAATAAATTTTACTCGAAGGAAGCTATACAGGATGACTTCGACGTAGACAAAGAAAAGGAATCCATAGAAAGCGCCGGCGAAACTCGGACACATAAAGGGGATATCTGGCTGCTTGGACAGCATCGGCTTTTATGCGGTGACAGTACCAGCGAGGTGGATTTCAACCGCTTGATGGATGGTGCCCATGCCCAGTGCGCGGTTACCTCGCCTCCATACGGAGTAGGGAAAGAATATGAAAAAGCAGGGATTGAACCGTGGTTTGAAACTATACGCCCCGCTATAAAGAACATCTGTAAAAACGCGGACATTGTCTGTTGGAACATCGGAGATCTGTACGCCACGGGCACCCAGTTTATTGAGCCGACCGAAATGTATAGCATTGGGCTTTTTGGTGACAACGGCTTTCGCCCTATCTGGATTCGGATATGGAAAAAGCAAGGCATGAATTTCGGCAATTCTCCCTATCACCTTGTGACGAATAAACCGGTGCAACAGTACGAATACGTCACAGCGCTGGCAGCGCAGGAAACTGAAGAATACAACGACCAAGAATTTGCCTGGGTTTCGGCATTCGCCGGCCATTCCTATAAGTTTGTGAAGCGGCTCACCAAGGATGAGCGTAAAAAATGGGGCTATGCCGGTATTTGGGAAATATCTACCGTGCGAGCCAATAAAGATCACCCCGCTATGTTTCCTGTCGAGTTGCCGTGGCGATGCATTAAAATGCATTCTGACCGTGGCGGTGTGGTACTTGAACCTTTCGCGGGTTGTGGAACGACGCTCATCGCCTGTGAACAGACCGAACGCAGGTGCTATGCGATGGAGTTATCTCCGGTCTACTGCGACCTCATTATAAAGCGCTGGGAAGCGTTCACCGGCAATACGGCTGTGAAAATAGAGAGGAAAAACTGATATGACTACTTACAAAACTGCCGAAAGTGTATGTATGGGGCACCCGGATAAGCTGTGCGACCTCATTGCCGACAGCATGGTGCTCAACATCACAAAGAAAGACGAGGTACAGTAAATGGCAAGCACGAACAAGACCACCAACCTGGGGCTGAACCAGTGGCTGGCTGCAGACAAACCGACGCGGACAGACTTTAATGCCGACAACCTCATCCATGAGAACCGCGCCAAATCTGCGCTGCTGTCGAAGTCAACCACGCAGAGCATTGCGGACACGACAGCGACGGATGTCACGTTCCCGGCAGCTGTGGAGTACGGTGGAAGCGGCACAAGCGCGCTGCTGTCAAGCAACACCGGGTTTGTTATCCCCGCCGGGTATACCGACGCCGTGATATCGGCGTGCATCCAGTTTGAAGCGGACGCGACAAAGACCGGTGCCCGGCGCGCTATCCTATACCGCAACGCTGTAGGGGTGTCTGCCGTGTCCATGCTGCCGACTGCCGGCACGGACCGCATGACGCTCTCCTATTCCGGACCGGTTAAAGCCGGTGACACATTTAAAATAAAGGCCTACCAGGCAAGCGGCGGCGCGCTGAACCTGACCGCAGACTGCTGTATGTCTATCAAATTAGGTTGAGGTGAAAACATGATACCTGTTATTCTCTCTCCCATTAACGGCAAAGGCGTGGCGTCCGAGGTGTACCAGTGGGACCTCGGGCAGCAGATTGTATTGACCGGCACAGATGTCACCGATTGCGTTGTGCAGTGGGTGTATGACACACTGCCGGACGGTACGACCACCGACAACCGCACATTCTCCCCGCTTACCGGCGAAACAGGCTATACAGAGGGCGGCATCGTTGACATCCCCGACGCTGCGCTGATGCAGACGGGCGAGATTACCGGATATATCTACTACAACGGCGAGGAAACCATTGGGCATATTGTTGTCAACCCTATCCCACGCGCCCAGCCCGCCGATTATGTGTCACCCGACAATACCGTTACGCTGCAGGACCTCATCGAGACAGCCGTTGACGCGGCAGTCGCGGAGGCGATCGACCAATTAAGCTTTGTAGCGGAGACATACCAGAGCGCCGAGGATTTACCGGCAGACGCGGCAACGGGTACCCTTGCGATTATAGACCCGACACCGGAGTGGGACCGGGCGCCGGTCCAAATATTCAAAGGTCAATTCTTGAGGCGAATATTTATAAACGGAGACCCTCCGGACCCGCGGGAAGTTTTGCCGGAGGACAGGCCAAACACGCGGGGCGTAATCGTCGAAAACACCGACGGAGAGACAGCCCGGATGGTTTTGTATTTTGAAGCCGCAAAGGAAAACGACTTCCTCGGCGGCAAACCAGGGATCGTCGTGCTTTGGAATTTCGACGAAAACGGGGATCCGGCGGCCGCGTCATTATATAACACCGAGCCCACCGAAATAGAGGGCGAGTTTTGCGAGGCGGGCTGGCATATTGCCAACTTTGAAACCGGAGGAATTGAACCGCGGGAGTTTGACGAAATAGACTTCCCGGCCTTTGATTTCGAGCCACGGATGATATTCAACCCGGATTGGCTACCCCAAGTGGTCCCGCTCGGATACAGCATAGCCACGCAAGCATCCTTTGACAACCGCGGCCTCGGCTATTATATGAGCGTAGATCCATATAAAAGCAAAAAAATATACCACAAAAAAGAAGCCGGATGGGAGGAAGTAAAGTGAGCCAAGCGGAGAAAATAGAACAGGCGGTCGAGAGAGCCCTCGCCAAACTAAAAGCATTGAGAGACGAAAAGAGAGGCACCCAAAATGGGGACGGAAAAAAAGAAGCCGGAAAAGGATGACCTTATAAAAGCAATCGGGGATGCCACAAGAAAGCTTCCGGAAAACGACTGTAAAGCGGCAATCCCGTATCTTTGGACCGCGGCCACAAAAAGGCCGGGCAAAACGGAAGCGGAGCGATTGAAGCGTCTGGCGACAATCGCGGCAATAAAAAAGACCGGCAAAGAGGAGGCCCTCGAGTGATAATATTCGCCATTTTATACAACGCGGCCAAACTCTTATCGCTGTATGCGGCGGTTATCCTTGTATCAATCTACAAAATCATCGGGAGAGTGTAAACAATGGAATTGTGGACTGTTTTAGCGCCGCTCATCGGCACAATCATCGGCACAGCGGGCGGCATTATTACATCCGCAAGGCTTACAACTTATCGCATACAGCAACTTGAAAAAAAGGTTGACAAGCACAACGCATTATGCGAAAGGATGATAAAGGTTGAAAAAGACATCGAATACTTAAAATCAGAAAAAACTCGACAAAACAGGGAATAAAACCGCGCCAAAACAGGGAGTTGTTACCCTATCGGTTACAAATTAGCGGATAAAACCTTGCCAAATCACCGATTGAAACCTTGCCAAATCACCGAACGGGTACAAAATAGGAGGTAAAAAAATGAGCGAGCTCACAAAGAAATGGCTGAAAGCAGCCGGAATACGCGCATTGAAAACCGTCGCTCAAACGGCAATCGCAACCATAGGAACAAGCGTAATTCTCGCCACCGTGGATTGGGTGGTTGTTGGCTCTGCATCTTTATTGGCCGGCATTTTAAGTCTGCTTACAAGTATTGCCGGACTGCCCGAAGTGAAAGAAGGTAAATAAAATGACGCTCTATAAACTATTCCTGACAAATAACAACTGCTATAAGGCTGGAAAAACCATCACTCCACGTGGCATTATGGTACATTCGACTGCCGCAAATAACCCTAAAATCAGCCGGTATGTTGGGCCTGATGATGGAAGGCTTGGGAAGAATCCGTACAATAATCATTGGAACACGGCGACTCCCGGAGGCAGACAGGTATGCGTGCACGCCTTTATCGGCAAGCTCGCAGACGGCAGCATTGCCACCTATCAAACCCTCCCGTGGAACATGAGGGGCTGGCACGCCGGCGGCAAGGCCAACGATACACACATCGGCTTTGAAATCTGCGAGGATGGATTGAAAGACGCAAAATACTTCAAGGCCGTCTACACAGAAGCCGTCGAACTGTGCGCCTATCTCTGCAAAATGTTTGACCTGACAGAGAAAAACATCATCTGTCATGCCGAGGGACACGACCAGGGCATCGCCAGCAATCACGGCGACGTGCTGCACTGGTTCCCGAAATTCGGCAAAAGCATGGCCGACTTCCGGTCCGACGTGAAAGAGCTCCTCGAGCCGAAGCCGGTTATCATCGAGGGCAAATTCAAGGTCGAGGTTATCGGCGGCAGTGTGAATATCCGCAAAGGCCCCGGCTCGGCCTATCCGATTGTCGGCAGCCTGCTGCAAGGTGCACAGGTCACCATCCTGCGAAAGTTCCTCACTTGGGGGCAGCTGGGCACGGGCCTGTGGATTGGCATTGGCAGCAAGTATGTCAAGAAAATATAGCGATTGCGTGGGAAATATCACCTAATTGTGAAAATCATCACGCGGTTATAGAACCCTGCACGCATAGCGGCTCATTTGCCGATTGCGGACCACGCGGGGACAGATAATTATAACGGGCGGGGTAATTCCCGCCCGCTTTTGCTTTGCTTAAAATTAATCGTATTCCAATTCGGTGACGGTTCCATTTGTGAAAAGGCTGCCACCTGCAAGCGGCACGCTGTTGTACATTTTAACAATACGGTATGTGGGATTTCTTTTCACAAAAGCATTGAGAATGTCGCGTGCGTCCTGTGTTTTGATGTGTTTAATTCCCATTCCGCGAGCGATTTCATAAAGGCTGATTTCACGCAGACCAGCGGCTTCCATTTGACAAACAACATCTTTTTTCCAGTCCTGCATTGTCTTTACCCTCCTGTCAATATACGGTTCGTTTTCGTCTATCATCCAGTCCCGCCCGATTTTCCTTGCCGTTTCAAACCCGCCCTGTTCTGCCTTTCGCCTTAATCCGCTTGGCTCTTTTCCGAGGCGTTCTGCGTATTGTTTTAATGTAATCATTGGTTTTCCCCTTCTGCCCGTCTTACCGATAGCACAGTATTTAAAAGTATTACTGCCTGGTTTTGATGATGATGTCAACCGGTTCGAGGGTATCCGTGCCAGAGAAAATGACATCAACGGGAACGGACTCGCCATCGCAGTAAAAAGAGCCGTCAAAAGTAACAGAGGAAGCCGCGGGGTCGTGCTTGATGTAGGATGCTGCACGAAGCAATTGACCGTAAGCATAAGATGTGTGTGTAGGGTCAATGCTGTGACCTGCAAAGGAATTGAGATTGCGACCTAAAAAATCAGCCGCTTGATTTACGTTGAGATGTGTCATGATAAAGGCCTCCTTGTCTGGGGCTCTTGTCCCCTTCGACACCTATATATTATCACGCTTGCGTTACATTGTCAACACTTTTTTCAAAACTTTTTAAAATATTTTTTCGTCCTATATTTTTTGACTTGCATTTGACTTGCATTTTCAACGCATTATAACGTAAAAGGCGCACAACGCGATATAATCAATTTTACATCAACACAGCATATATGACGCAAAATAGATAAAAATGCGAAATAGGGGCGTTTCTGTGCCATTTACGGCATAGTGCGCCCCGCTTTTATTTTGTGTTGTGCGGTTTGAAAGAATGTTAAAAAATATTTGCAAAATCTATTGACAAAGCAAATATAATTAGCTACAATGGGCGCAGATGGAATTGAAAGGGGGCGAATAAATGAATTGGTTAGTACTCTTGCGGCGTGATAAAGGGCTTACGCAACAGGATATTGCCGATAAAGCAGGTATCACGCGACAAATGCTTTCGGCAATCGAACGGGGCAAGGCGACACCGAGCGTAACAGCAGCAAAGGCAATAGCCGAGGCGGTTGGAACAAGTTGGACAAAGTTTTTTGAATGACATTTTCACAGCAAACCACGCACCGACACACTTATCAAACTTGCCGAAACCCTTGAATGTACAATCGACGAACTGTTGAAAGGATGAAAACACGTATGAAAAAACTGGTATTCACCGTCCGCAAATTCAACCCCGGGGACAGCAGCGTTGTCCGGCTCGATGACGAGAGCATGGCGCTGATCCGCGAGCTGCAAGCCGCGTCCGGGCTGCCCGCGAAACACCTTGTCTGCAAGATGATCCAATTCGCCGCGCCGTATGTTGAGTTTAAGGAGGACTAAGGGATGACAAAGCAAGAATTAATCGACCTTATCCGCACGAACAACGACAAAAAACTGCTCAACCTCACGTATGCCAACCTCACGTATGCCGACCTCACGGGTGCCAACCT